ATGCAAGCCTACGCAGAAGGTCGGGTCAAGTAATTAACTTATCGATTTTTGGAGATTTATCATGCCTTTAGGTACAAATAATGTGACAGTAACGACTGCGGCAACCTTCATTCCTGAAATATGGAGTGACGAAATTGTTGCGGCTTACAAGAAGAACCTCGTTCTTGCTAATGCGGTAATGAAGATGTCTTTTAAGGGCAAGAAGGGCGATGTGGTTCATATCCCCGCCCCTACCCGTGGTTCTGCCGCTGTAAAGGCGGCTGGTTCACAAGTAACTTTGATTGCGGCAACAGAGACTGAAGTTCAGGTAGCAATTGACAAACACTATGAATATAGCCGTTTGATTGAAGACATCGTAGAAGCACAGGCTTTAAACAGTTTGCGTAACTTCTACACAGCAGACGCTGGTTATTCTTTGGCTAAACAAGTCGATACTGATTTGATCCAATTAGGTCGTGCTTTCAATGGCGCAACTGTGGGAACAAATGATTATGCGACAAGCAATACAACTACCAAGGCTTTTATTGGTGGTGATGGCACTACTGCTTATAACAGCACAACTAGCAATGCTTCTGCATTGACAGATGCCGCTATCCGCAGAACCATTCAACGTCTTGATGACAATGACACCCCAATGGACGGAAGATTTTTTGTGATTCCGCCCTCAAGCCGTAACACGCTGATGGGTCTTGCCCGTTATACAGAGCAGGCTTTTGTGGGCAATGGAAATGCAATCCGCAATGGTGAGATTGGTCAACTGTATGGTATCCCTGTATTTACCACTAGCAATGCTGATACTGGTGCTGGCAACTCCACCACAGACCGCATTTGCTTGATGGGTCATCGTGATGCTATGGTTTTGGTTGAGCAAATTGCTGTTCGTTCACAAGTGCAATACAAGCAAGAATACCTTGCTACATTGTTCACTTCTGACACTCTGTATGGAGTGAAAGCAGTTCGTACAACCGCTACTACTGGTCAGGCTTTGTCCTCTAGTGCTTTTGCTTTGGCAGTACCAGCCTAATTGCAGTTGCGCCCCCTGCCCTAGTGGTGGGGGGACTTTTTTAACCTAATTAGGAGAATCTTATGGCGGCGGCAACAGCAGTTGTATCACGTAGAGGAACTGACACATTCCGTGGGTTATTTTCAGATACGTTTTCAGTAGTAGCAACCTTGAACGCATCATCTCTAGCAGATGGCGCAGGAGAGACAAACACGATAGCAGTCCCAGGCGTTAAGTTGGGCGATATTGTGATGAACATTAGTTTGGGTGTGGATGTTTCTGGCATCTCCATTACTCCTTATGTTTCAGCGGCAGATACTGTGTCTATTCGTTTCCAAAACGAGTCAGGCGGCACATTAGATTTAGCATCCACCACAGTTCGCTGTGTGGTTGTTAGATTAGTCTAAAGATCGGGGGGCTTGTCCCCCCTTTCTTTTAAGGATAAATATGGCTTTGTTTCGTTGTAACCGATCAAATAATGTTGTCGAGTTTAGGCACGACTTTGACATTGTTGAGATGCGTAGGCATCCAGAATACACAGAGGTTGATACTTCTGCTGTTGTGGAGGTTGAGAAGGTTGATGGAACGAGGCAGACGCTAACTTTGAAGAAACCTATGGGTAGACCCCGTAAGGAACAACTGTTATGAGTGATATTGATGCGAGAGATTTTGGCAGAATAGAAGCCCAAGTGGAGGCTTTGCAAGTGGAAGTTCACCAATTGGCTAATGATGTTAAGTCGCTCCTTGAGTTGGCAAACAAGTCTAAGGGTGGATTTTGGATGGGTATGACCATAGCATCTATGGCTGGTGGTTTTATTACATTTTTTGCTAGTAAGTTACTTAAATAAGGAGAAAACTTATGATGTACGGAAAACCAAGCAAGATGCCTAAGAAAAATAGCAAAAAGGGTGTGCCTATTGCTATTATGGTGGCAGTTGGTAAGCCAAAAGGTCTGCCCATGCGTGGTCAGCGCACCGCTACCAACATGATGAAGAAGTCTGGGAGAAGTAAATGAGTTCACTATCTGGGGCAAAAACCCTTTTAAGTGCAGTAGTTGCTACTGGAGCATCTACTGCTGTGCAAGCAGACGCAGGGCAACCTGCATTTCTGCAAGTTACAGGTATAACAACCGCTACTGTTGCTTTCCAAGGTAGTTTGGATGGAACAACCTTTGCAACGATTGGTACAGCATTGACTGCCGATGGCATTGTCACCATAGCCAATGCGCCAATGTATCTAAGAGCCAATGTGACTGCATACACCTCTGGAACTATTACGGCAAAGGTCTTGTACTAATATGAAGAACCAGCCACACTATTTGCCTGATGGGAAACTGTACAAAGGTGAGACACATAAATCTGGGTCAACTTTGATGACTGGTGCAAAGCATAGTGCAAGTAGTAAAGTTTTAACTCATACCCCTACCAAGAAGGCAAAAAAGAAATGAAACAAGGTCTATATGCCAATATCAATGCCAAGCAAGCAAGAATTAAGGCTGGCTCTGGAGAAAAGATGCGTAAGGTTGGTAGCAAAGGTGCGCCAACTGCTGAAGCATTTAGACAGTCTGCTAAAACCGCAAAGAAACCAAAAAAGGTGAAGTGATGAAAACTCCCGCTTGGCAACGCTCTGAAGGTAAAAATGCCAAAGGGGGGTTGAACTCCAAGGGCAGAGCATCTTATAATGCGGAAACTGGTGGTAATCTCAAAGCACCAGTAAAGTCAGGGGATAATCCCCGTAGAGCAAGTTTTTTGGCTCGTATGGCTGGTAATAGCGGTGCTGAGTACAAGAATGGTGAACCGACAAGACTGCTTCTTTCGTTAAAAGCATGGGGTGCAAACTCCAAGGCTGACGCAAAGGCAAAAGCCAAGTCTATTTCCGAACGAAATAAGGCAAAGGCAAAATGAGAGCATTATCGGTTGGTATTAGTCCTACAGCGGCAGTAGACACAACAGTCTATACCTGTCCTACGGGCTATTACGCCAAATTTACTGTAATGTATATACACAATACAGGTGGCTCTACCAAACATATAACTGTTCAATGGTTTGACGCAAGTGCTAATAGCACTCTTGATATATTGACCCAATACGATTTTTCATCAAAAACATATTTGCAGTTTGATGGAAACGCCTATATTGTTTTAGAAGAAGGTGACAAAATCAAGATAACTACTCAGTCGGCAAGCACCTTCAGTTTTATAGCAACCTTTGAAGAAATAGGATTGACAAGACAATGACGTACTTAGAACTAATTAACGATGTATTGGTTCGATTGCGTGAACCAACTGTATCTACCAACCTAGAAACAACTTACTCAACCCTGCTTGGCAAGTTTGTCAATGATGCAAAGCGTCAGATTGAGGATGCCTTTGCTTGGAACGTATTAGTCCAAACTATCACAATTACCACAGTTGCAAACACTTCTTCCTACTCCCTCACAGGGGCTGGTCAGAAGTTCCAAGTCTTAGACGCAATCAATACCACCAGCGTTTTAGGGATGACAAACATTGATTTTGTCACCATGAATCGCAACATCAACTTCTTGCCTGTTGGCACTTCAGCACCAGTTAACTATGCCTTCAATGGTGTGGATGGTAGTTACGATACAAAAGTAACCTTGTATCCAGTACCAGATGCTGTATACACAGTTAAATTCTCTTTAGCCATAGCACAAGCCAATTTGTCTGCTGATGCTACTGTGGTGCAAGTACCTGATGTTTTAGTGGCTCAAAACGCCTATGCAAGAGCATTGGTGGAGCGTGGTGAAGATGGTGGCTTGTCTTCCTCAGAGGCGTATGCGCTATACAAATCAATGTTGTCAGACCATATTGCTTTGGAGGGTACACGTTATCCTGATCGTGGGGAGTTTGTAGCAACATGAGCCAAGCAATCCAAGTCTCTAGCATAAGCGCACCAGGCTTTTACGGGTTAAACACCCAAGATTCGCCTTTGGACTTGAATCAAGGGTTTGCTTTAGTTGCCACTAATTGCGTGATTGACCAATACGGACGCATTGGCTCACGCAAAGGATGGTCAAGGGTTAATTCCTCATCTGGTGCTTTGGGTGCAAATGATGTTGGCGTAATACATGAGTTAGTTCAGGCTGATGGCACTTTGACTGTGCTGTTTTCTGGTAACAACAAGTTATTCAAGTTGGATGGCTCAAACGCTGTTTCAGAGTTGACCTATGGTGGTGGCGGTACTGCCCCTACTATCACAGCAAACAACTGGCATTGCACATCCTTAAATGCAATAACTTTCTTCTTTCAATCAGGGCATGACCCGTTGATCTTTGACCCTGCGGTAAGCACTACAACATTTAGGCGTGTGTCTGAGAAGACTGGTTACGTTGGTACTGTGCCAAATGCAAATATTGCTATATCGGCTTACGGAAGATTGTGGACGGCAAGCACCACAACAAACAACACAACTGTATTTTTTAGTGATTTGTTATCTGGTCATGTTTGGTCTACGGGAACGGCTGGTTCTTTGAATGTAGACAGGGTATGGCCTAACGGGGCAGATGAGATTACAGGGTTGGCGGCTCACAATGGCTTTCTAATCATCTTTGGTAAGCGTCAAATCTTGGTGTATGCCAATGCAACTACGCCATCTACCATGACTTTGAGTGACACAGTTGGTGGTATTGGTTGTATAGCAAGGGATACTATTGCATCTACGGGCAAGGACATTCTTTTCTTGTCTAACTCTGGCATACGCTCCTTTGCTAGAACAATTATTGAAAAGTCAGCCCCATTGGGAGACTTGTCTAAGAATGTACGAAATGATCTGTTGTCTACGATTGCTGGTGAGACTCTAGCCAATCTAAAGGCTGTTTACTCAGAAAGAGATGCTTTCTACCTGATAACCTTCCCATTGGTTAAGCAAGTGTTCTGCTTTGACACAAGATTGCAGTTACAAGATAACTCATTCAGAGTAACGACTTGGGATTCTATTGAGCCAACTGCTTTGCTTTCCCGCAGGAGTGGTGACTTGTTAATTGGTAAAAATGGTTTTATTGGCAAGTATGGGACGTATTTAGACCATACAAGCAGTTATCGTTTCTTGTACTACACAAACCATGCTGATCTGGGTGACCAAGCGGTTACTTCTATCCTGAAAAGATTGTCTATCGTTGCTATTGGTGGCTCAAACCAGTTTGTAACAATGAAGTGGGGATTCGATTTCTCTACTAACTACTTAGCCGCATCAACCTTTATTCCGACACAAGGAACGTCAGAGTATGGGGTTGCACAGTACAACAATCCAAACAATCAGGTTGTGACGATAACAAATGCAAGCCCTGCGGTTGTTACATCTGTCGATGGTTCTTCATTTGTATTGAACAACACGATAACTTTGACAACTACTGGAACTTTGCCTTCTGGGTTACTTGTGTTGACAACGTATTACTGCATTAATGTTTCAACAACTACCTGTAACTTGTCTTTAACGCCTAGTCCTGGTACGGCAATCAATACAACAACAGCGGGTAGTGGTACGCATACGGCAGTACACGCACAGCCCTCTGTAACTAACGAGTATTCAGATGGCGTTTCGTTGCAGACCTTACAAGTCAATGCAAGTGGTTCTGGCAAGGTTGTGCAAACTGGTTATGAGACTAATATTTCAGGCAATGAATTATCTATTCAGAAGATTGAAATTCAGTCTAAACGTGGCAGATTAAGTTAAGGGGAAGAAATGACAAATTATGTGAAATCAACAAACTTTGCTACCAAAGACAATCTTGCGTCTGGTGATCCATTAAAGATTGTTAAGGGTACGGAGATAAATACTGAGTACGACAACATTGCTATTGCTGTTGCTACTAAGGCAGATACTGCATCTCCTACCTTTACTGGTACTGTAACCATACCAACTGTTGCTATTAGCGCAGGAACGATTACTGGTATTACTGATTTGGCTGTTGCTGATGGTGGTACTGGTGCATCTACTGCGGCAAATGCTCGTACCAACTTGAGTGCGGCATCTTCTGGTGCTAACTCTGACATTACCTCCATTACTGGTTTGACAACGGCTTTGACTGTTGCACAGGGTGGAACGGGTGCGGCTACTCTTACTGCAAACAATGTGGTTTTGGGTAATGGAACAAGTGCTGTGCAGTTTGTTGCACCTGGCACTTCTGGCAATGTTTTGGTTTCTAACGGATCAACATGGACATCTGGTGGTGCAGGGGTTACTTCTGCTGTGGCTGGTAATGGTATTGCTGTGTCTGGCGCAACGGGTGCTGTGACTATTAGTGCCGCCGCACCTTCTTCTGGCTCTATTGGTTCTTATTGTTTTGCGGGATCACCTGATGCTGGCAATAGCACAATTGCATTCACGCCTGGCACTACAGTTGCTGGTTCAACTCTTAGAATTGCTGATCCATATACTACTGTGACAACAAGCGGTTATGACCCAGGCTTCGGTGGTACTTGGCAATCTATGGGGCGCACAAGTAGAAATTATAACCCTTGTAATGGCAATAGCCCTTCATCAATTGGTTTGTGGGTACGTGTTTCTTAATTAAAAGGAAAATGTAAATGTTTACGATTGAAACTGTAACTAATTTGCAATGGTGTGATGCAGAGCACAAAGTTTTTTACTGTGACGCTAAGTATGCCGAGTTTAATGAGGCGCATCCAACTGGTGTAAATGCAACAGACCCATATGCTCACATCCAAGAATTATGGGCTAAAGGCAATGCTGGTGTATATGGTGCGATTGCTGAGTATTCGCCGCCTTTGTCAGAGCCAAAAACTGTTGCTGGAAATCAACCAACTACAACAGGCTCACAAGATTTATGACAAAAGCAATAAATCCAACCCATGCTGTTACTTATGACGGGGCAACTCTAAATGTGTTTCACGCAAACAAGGGGGAAGGATTGTTAAAACATGAGCATAGTTACTCGCATCTCACAATCTGTCATTCAGGAAGTTGTGTGATTCGTAAAGAAGGAATTGAGAAAGTGATTGACAAGTACACGCAACCGATAAACCTCAAGGCTAATGAGTGGCATGAGATTGAGGCATTGGAAGATGAGACTGTGTTTGTGAATGTGTTTGCAGAAGGAAAGTATTGATGATAGTTCACCACTTTTCTGATGGACTGTATGCCAAGGAAACGGCATTTACTGCTGGTCAGGCCATCTTGAAGCACACTCACAATTACAGTCATTTGTCTATTTTGGCAAAAGGTAAGGTTGCTGTGTTGCGTGGCGATGAGATTGACATTATTGATGCGCCAGCGTGTATTGAGATTAAGTTAGGTCTAACTCATGGAGTTAAGGCTATTACAGATTGTGTTTGGTTTTGTATCCATGCAACAGACGAGAAAGATGCGTCTAAAGTGGATAAAGTTTTGATAAATGGAGAATAAATATGCCAGCGTCATTTTTTAGTAATCCTGCCGTTATATCTGCGGGAATTAACCTTGCAGGTGGTTTATTAGGTGGAGAATCTGCGGCTGATGCGGCTCGTTATAGTGCTGATGCACAAACAGAAGCGGCACGAATAGCGGCAGAGGAGGCTCGTTTCCGACCAGTTGGAGTAACGACTCGCTTTGGCTCATCTCAATTTGACTTTGATCCTTCTGGAAAACTCTCAGGTGCTGGTTATACGTTATCTCCTGATTTAAAAGCCTATCAAGATCGTTTGATGGCCTTAACAGGTAGTGGATTAACACAGGCAGAACAGGCAGGACAACAATACGCTCCTTTGACAGGTGCGGCAACTGGTCTGTTTAACCTTGCTCAGAAATATTTGGCTCAAACTCCAGAAGAAGTTGCTCAACAGTACATCACTAAACAGCAAGACTTGCTTGCACCTAGTCGTGAGAGACAGTTGGCTAACGTCAGAAACCAGGCTTTCCAAACAGGTCGTGAAGGCTTGTCTGTTGGTGGAACAGGACTACGACCAGGCGGCGGTTTAGGACTAAGCGCAACTAATCCTGAGATGGAAGCCTATTACAACGCATTGGCACAACAAGATGCTCTATTAGCGGCAAATGCTGATAAGGCTGGACAGGAACGAATTAACTTTGGTGCAGGATTGTTTGGCACAGGTGCTGACATACTTAACCAATATAGAAGTGGTCAAGTTGGCGCATTAGACCCATTCAAGGCGTACTTGGGAACAAGTAGTGATATTGAGAAACTAGGACAACAACCATTGACTATTGGTTCTGAACTAGGTGGTCGAGCATCAACTGCTGGCGCAAGGGCAGGTGAGTTCATTACGCAAGGCGCACGAAATGCGTCTGGTTATAACTATCAAGCCAATTCATACAATCCATTCTCTGATGCTTTGATTGGTGTGGGTACGAACCCTAACTTTAGAGGAATGTTTGGTGGCGGTGGCAGTCCATATTCGTATTCAACGAACCCTTCGGACTATGGAAGTTATGGAAGTACGCAAGGCTATTCAGACCCTTTTGGGTATGTTGCACCCTTCTAAGGAGAAATTAAATGGCACAAGATTCAATAGTAGGCGGTTTGTTTGGTATGAATCCTGAGATGTACCAA